GTTTATTTAAAATATCAAATGATATGCAATTAATCGTAAATGAATTGATTGCAAATGGTGGTGAATTAACCGATGAATTGCAGGATCAATTGCAAATCACGGAATCACAAATGAAACAAAAGGCAACAGGATATGCACAGGTGATCCGTGCAATGCGATATGATAATGATATTGTTGATGCCGAAATAAAACGTTTACAGGGAATTAAAAAGGTGCGTAAAAACGCAACGGAACGTTTGGAAAACGCATTATCAGATGCAATGCAACGGTTTGAAATGGATGTAATTGAAACACCAACATCAAAAATTTCATTCAGATTATCACAATCAGTTGAAATAACTGATGAAAATGCAATTGATAAACAATTTAAAACACAGATTATCACAACAAAAGTTGATAAAATGGAAATAAAAAGGGCCATAAAAGGCGGTGCCACAATTGATGGTGCGGAATTAATTACAAATAAAAATTTACAAATCAAATAAAAACAGAAAAAATGGAATTTAAATTAAATGGTACAGTTGAATTGGTACAGGCAGAAAAACAAATATCTGATTCATTCAGGAAACGTGATGTGATCATAAACACAGGCGGTGATTATCCACAATCAATACAGATCCAGTTTGTAAATGATATGGTTGATGAATCAGGAATGTTGGTGCAGGGTATGGAAGTTGAAATTGATTTTAATTTGCGTGGCCGTGCATGGGAAAATCCCAAAACAGGTGATACAATGTATTTTAATACATTACAGGGTTGGAAAATTGCAACAGTTGGTGGCATGCCGTTACCAACACCAAAGGCACCACAGGTAAAAGATTTACCAAAACAAAATGTTGAATCTGATGGTGATTTACCATTTTAAAAAATAATTATGGCAACAAAGAAAAAAATTACACCAATTAAATCAGAACAATTAAAATATTTGGTTGAGGATGTACGTGCAATATGCAATCATTACATCACGGAAAACAATTTATCTGTACATGCATTTGCAAAACAATGTGCGGTGCATCCAAACCAAATGTACATGTTTCTGAATAATGAACGTGGTTTGAATTTAACCACAGTGCAGAAAATTGGTGATTTAATTAATCAATAATAAAATTGGCATGGTAACACATGCCTGTTTTTTTAATCATTCATTATGGAAAATAACAACAACATTGATCTGCATGATCAGGTAATGGTAATAAAAACACATCAAATTGGATTGGTGATTGATTCTGATATTATAACAGTTGTTTATGTGCAGGCCAGTGGTATGCAAAAAACAAAGGTTACAGAACACACCGTTAAATTTACTGATCAATCTGTTGATACATTTTTATCACACGAATTGGAACACAATGATGATTCTGTTGAATGGGATTGTGATGAATGTTATGGTGAGGGTTTTGTTGATGTTATGGATTGCCATGATCAATCAAATGAATGTTGTGGGGGTTGCTATAAACCAGTTGAATGTGATGAATGCAATGGAACAGGAACAGTTGAAAAATCAATTTGTGATATTATAGAATGATGAATGATATTAATTTACAGGATCAGGCACATCATCACAACAATCAAATACCAAAAACGTTTGATGAAATGTGTACATACCTATTATCAAAACAAAATTGCAGTATTCAGGGCGGATTTTTCACCATTCCTGATATGCATGAGTTTTGTAAAAGGGCAAACAAAAGTGTTAATTTAATTGAATACAGTGAACGCATCAACAATGTAATGTGCAAATCACAAAAGGGATCCATGCAGAGGGCATTTGATGCCTATTTAAAAGGCGGTATTGATAATGTTGGTGTAATACACAAAAAACCATTTTCACCGCATTAAACGTGTTTTAAATAAAAATATTGTAAATTTGAATTGTTATGTTTTATGTGAATGGGGTGCAGATGGATGTTATGCCATTAAATGCATCCCATTTTCTAATTTATTATATTTGTAAAATGAACAGAGCAGAAAAACGAAGTTTAACACGCAAAGCAATTAAGGAAATGAAAAAAGCAAAACCAACAAAGGTAAAAAAAATTGATGATTCATTTGATAAAAAAATTGATGAAATCAAAAACAAAAGAAATGAAACGGTAAAAAAATTACCAATGTATAAAAAAATATTGGGTGTGGCATTTTTGCCATTAATGTTTGTTTTATTCTGCATTGATAGGTTTATACACCTGTTTTTACCGCATGCAACACACGCATCATTCAAACTGTATTTAATTGAGCCATCAAGTTTAAAATTAACATTTATACGCATTGCAATGGTTGCAGGCATAATTTTATTGGTGAATTTAATATTTTAAACAGTATGGCAACAAAGAAAAAAACAACATCAACAAATAAAAAACCTGTTAAACGCAGGGCAAAACCTGTTGCCAAAAAACCAACAAAAACCAACACTATAAAAAAGGGGGCAATGATTGATGCATTAATTGCATCACTGGGTATTGTATCAACCGCATGTAAAACTGTTGGCATTAATAGATCAACACATTACGATTGGTACAATAATGATCCTGATTATGCGGAACAGGTAAATGATGTTGCGGAACAGGCCCATGATTTTGTTGAATCACAGTTGTACAGTCAAATTGAGGATGGCAATACAACCGCAACAATATTTTATATGAAATGTAAAATGAGATCACGTGGATATGTTGAACGGCAGGATGTTAATTTACAAACCAACAGGCCTGATTTATCTGCATTAACAACGGATGAAATACGTGAACACCTAAAAAATGGCAAAAAATAAAACAGATCTGATTGATTTGTATTTGTATTATGAATTGTGCAAACGTGATTTTTGGCAATTTTGTGTGTTTTATGATGCAGAATTTTTTGCGGATCGTGGTTTTTTACGTGATGTGGCAGATGCAATGCAGGATATTACAGATGATAAAATAAAATCATTATCTGTTTCAATGCCACCACGTGCAGGAAAATCATATATCACATCAATTTATTGTGCATGGGTGTTGGGTAATCATCCAACAGAATCAGTGATGCGTAACACATGCACGGCCACATTATATACAAAATTTTCATATGATGTACGTGATATTGTAAAATCAGAGAGGTTTGCAACAATATTTCCTGATGTATGTTTATCATCTGACAAAGCAAATTTACAGGGATGGAACACAAACAAATCAAAACAGGTTGGTTATTTTGGTGCAGGTGTAGGCGGAACAATCATTGGATTTGGTGCATCAAAGGTGGCCATTACTGATGATCTATACAGAGGCATTGATGATGCCATGAATGATAATATGAATGCACGTGTGATCCAGTGGAAACAGGCAACACATGATTCACGTTTTGAAACAGGATGTAAACGCATT